TGTCCAGATCGTGCAGATGCTCTGCGAGTGCGAGGATGAGCGTTCGGCGCTGCGTGACCGGGTGATGTCGTCGCATGACTGGCACGACCGGGTAGGGCTTCGTAATCTTGAGGGTCTGATCCTGTCCATGTATTCGATGCTCGGCTTCTCGCCGGTTGATCGCGGGAAGATGGGCGTAGGCGAGGTTCGTGCTGCTTCGGTATTGGATGAACTGAAGGCGCGGCGTGCGAAGTAGCTGGCCGCCTGCGATCCTGACTCCAGTCAGCGAGGTTGAGCGCGAGTCCGGCGATGGTGCTGAGGTTGTCTCCTTCATCGAAGGCCTGTGTCTTCAGGTGAAGGATTCTGTCGGCGGCATGGCTGGATCTCCGATGATCCTTCGTGACTGGCAGAAAATGCTCCTTGCCGATGTCTTCGCTCGGCGCGCGGATGGCCGGCGAAAGCATCGAACGGCGATTATCGGAATGGCTAGGAAGAATGGCAAGAGCGCTCTGGGTTCGGGGATCGCGCTTCATGCGTTAATGCTCGGCCCGACTGGCGGCGAGGTTTACTCCTGCGCAGCAGACAGGGATCAGGCGCGCATCGTCTTTGGTTCGGCTAAGAAGATGATCGAGCTTTCACCCGAGCTGAGTTCGGTATGCACGATCTACCGGGATGTCATCGAAGTAGTCTCCACCGGCTCTGTCTATCGCGTGCTCTCGTCTGAGGCGTTCACGAAGGAAGGTTTATCGCCTACCTGCGTCATCTATGACGAACTCCATTCCGCGCCGAATGACGATCTGTGGAACGTGATGACGCTCGCTCAGGCTGCCCGGCGAGATGCGCTGACGATTGCCGTTACTACTGCCGGCGTGAGAAGCGATACGACCGGCGGAGATTCGACTGCGTACCGACAATTCTTGTACGGCCAGCAGGTAGCGAGCGGCGAGATCGTAGATCCCTCATTCTTCATGGCTTGGTGGAAGGGGCAGGATTCAGCGAATCATCTTGATCCTGCTTCCTGGCTGGACGCTAACCCGGGCTTCGGGGATCTCTGCGATGCAGAAGACTTTGAATCTGCAGTGAAGCGAACTCCCGTTAATGAATTCAGGATTAAGCGGATGAATTCATGGGTCAGCTCTCAGCACGCTTGGCTTCCTGCTGCGTCTTGGGAGGGCTTGCGCTCTGATCGGGTCATTGATTCCTCTATCCCTGTCGTGCTCGGGTTCGACGGGTCATTCAACGGGGATGCAACGGCGCTGATCGGCTGCACGGTGGAGGCTGAGCCGTTCATCTGGGTTGAAGAAGTGTGGGAGAAGGGGCCGGGAGATCACGAATCCTGGCGCGTCCCTATCTCTGAGGTTGAAGCAAGGATCATGCAGGCCTGCTCGGATTACAACGTGTTGGAAGTGGCGTGCGATCCGTACCGCTGGCAGCGAAGCATGGAGGCTCTCGCAGACTCCGGCGTGCCGATCTCGGAATACGCTTCGAGCAGTCCGGCCCGTATGGTCCCGGCTACTGCGAAGTTCTATGACGCTGTGACTGGATCGACTCTCTCGCATGATGGAGATCCGACGCTCAGGCGGCATATCGGCAATTGCGCGGTGAAGACTGACCGGCTCGGGCCACGTATCGTTAAGGAGCATCGTTCGTCTTCGAGAAGGATTGACGCTGCGGTAGCGGCTGTCATTGCGTTTGATCGAGCGACAGCAGCGCGTGAAAATGTGCAAGAATTGTGTGCGCCGGGCTTCTGGGCTACATGAGAGGATTACGCATGATCGTTATTTCTCAGCTAGCCGGACTTGCTTCTATCAATCTCGGCGTATTCTTGCTCAACATTCCTGCGGGTTTCATCACGCTAGGGCTTACTGGCGTGCTCATCGGAATAACGCTGGAGCGCATTGATGCTGGGTAATCTCATTCGTGGACGCGAGGAACGCGCCGTATCCTTTCAGACCATCTTCGCGAGCGGTGGCAATGTCGCTCAGCAGACCTACGCCGGAACGGTCATCACTCAGGACACTTCGCTGAAGATAGGCGCTGTATACGCCTGCGTCCGACTCCTTGCCGACACGATCTCTACCCTTCCAGTGGACACGTTCTACCGAGAGGGAGGAGCTCGGAAGCCCTTCCGACCCAAGCCTCTATGGGTGGAGAATCCCGACATCGGCACGGCTCGGGAGGATTTCCTACAGCAGGCGATGGTTTCCCTGCTCCTTGACGGGAACGTATTCATTCGCATCTTCCGCAGCCGTACCGGCGAGATCCTCAGTCTGGTAGTGCTAGATCCGACGCGCGTAGAGGTTCGCAGGAACCCGGCAACGCGAGAGATCGAATACGTGCTCGATGCCGGTACGGGCACGACTCTTCGAGCGGATGAAGTCCTGCACATTACGGAACTTCGCAAGCCTGGCGCGCTGCGCGGGATCTCGCGCATTGAGGAAGTCAAGCAGTCTCTGGGACTCGCTAGCGCTCTGGAGGAATTCAGCGCACGCTTCTTCGGACAGGGAAGCGTCACTCAGGGAATCATCGAGTGGCCCGGCAACCTCACGCGCGAGCAGGCCAAGGATCTCGCCTCAGGCTTTGAGGAAGGGCATAAGGGGCTGAAGCGATCCCATCGGCCCGGCGTACTGTTCGGCGGCGCGAGGTTCGTTAAGACCGGCGTAGATCCCAACGAAGCCCAAATGCTGGAGAGCCGACAATTCGCGGTGGAGGAAATCGCCCGCATCTTCCGCTGTCCCTTGCATCTCCTGCAGGTATCGACTCCGGGCGCGATGTCGTACGCATCGGTGGAGCAGAACGCGATTCAGTTCGCGCAGTACACGCTCCGGCCCATCATCAGCAAGTTTGAGACGGCGCTCTCCAGTCTTCTGCCCGGTCCGGCATTCGTGAAGTTCAATCTGGATGCGATCCTTCGCGGTGACATTCAGACGCGCTTCGCTGCGTACTCCACCGGCCAGCTCGCAGGTTTTTTGAGCGTCAACGATATTCACCGGCTCGAAGATATGCCGCCCGCCGATGGCGGCGATGAATACCGCGTGCCGTTGGCTAACGTCAACCTCGCAGCGGCCAACATCGTGGAGACTGACCGGAAAACGCAGATGCTCACGCGCCTGATCATGGCCGGATTCGATCCTGCCGAATCCCTGAAGGCTCTAGATATGCCGGCGATCATGCACACCGGCATTCCTCCGACATCGGTTCAGAGCGTCGCATCCATCAATCCGACTGATCCGGGGAGCGTCTACCCATGACGATTAGTCAGAATCAATTCACGCTAGGAACTGTTGCCGAACTAGTGTGCCCGGCTGATCGCAATCCTCAGCGAGTCTTCTTGCACAATCAGGCAACGGGGGCAACGAAGCTGATCTACTTCGGCAATAAGGATGTGACGCTAGCCAATGGCGTTCACATTGACGTAGGCGAGGTAGTCCAATTGACATTGAATCGCGGCGAGGAACTCTACGCATTCAGCGATCCGACTGGCTTAAAGCTTGGAATCCTTCGGCAGAAAATGGATGAGTAGATGCCCTATTTCATCACTGATCGGTCTCCCGATTGCCCGGCTTGGGCGACGGTGAAGGAGGACGGCGAGGTAATGGCCTGCCACGCAACGAAGGATGATGCCGTGGCGCAGATGGTCGCGCTGTCGCTGGATGAGGACATGGAGCCAGGCGGCGAGCTTCGGATAACCGGAGAGATCCCCGGCTACGTGAAGGATGCCGCATCAAAGGGCTTGGAATACTTCGCCGATGGTCAGGCGGGCGACGGCGTAACCGATGGAACAGTGCGAGAGGCTCGCCTGATGGCTTCAGGTTCGATCACAGATGACAAGGTGATTCGGGCTAATGCCTGGGCGGCTCGGCACGCGGTAGATCTCGAAGCCTCACAGAACAATGATGCGAATGATGATGGCTTCCCCGGTCCCGGCGCGGTGGCGCATTACCTCTGGGGCATTGATCCGCTGAATCCTGATCCGGCGCGCGCTTGGTTCGCTCGGCAGGCTGCGATCCTTCAGGACGGTAGGAAGATGACTCGCATTGCAGGCGGTGAGCCGGTGATTATCTGCGACATTGACGGAACGCTCCTTAACGGATCGCGCCCTATCGCTGCGACGGTTCAATTCGTGCAGGAGTCGGAGGAAGATCTCTACATCATCACGGGCCGGAATGAGTCGGAGCGCGCGGCAACAGAGGAAGCGCTAGCGGCTGCCGGTATCGAGTATGAAGAGCTTCTGATGAATCCCGGCTCAACTGCCGACACGCTCAATTTCAAGCGCGCGATGGCTCAGAAGCTGCTTGAGGAGTACGACGTTGTGCTCGCGATAGACAATAATCCTTCAATGCGGCGCATGTATCGCGCGCTTGGAATTAAGGCTGTCACGGTGTCTGACTTGCCACCAATTACGAGAAAGGCGAAAACGATAGTGGAGACTCGCGCGCATTACGTGCAGGACATGGAGATTAGAGCAGTAGGCGAGAAAATGACCTTCAAAGGCTATGCCGCTGTCTTCGATAGCGATTCTGAGCCGCTGCCGTTCATCGAGCAGATCAGGCCTGGCGCATTCACTCGCACGCTTAAGAGCCGGAACAATATTCGGATGTACGTTAATCACAATGACAGCGCGCTCCTTGCTTCCACGCGCTCGGGAACGCTGAGACTTCAGGAAGACTCCAAAGGACTCCTAGCGGAGGCTGATCTCCCGATGACGACTGACGGAAGGAACATGAGCATCCTTCTAGAGCAGCGCATAGTGGATTCAATGTCTTTCGGCTTCTCGGTTCCTCGCGGTGGCGATATGTGGTCTGAGGACGGAGCACGCCGGACGCTGACGGAGGTTCGGCTGCATGAAGTCTCTGTAGTCACCGGACAGCCTGCCTACGCTGCGACATCTGCGACAGTCCGAAAGCTCGCTGCGCGTACCGCTATCGATGAGCAGGTGCTAGCGGATGCTCTGACCCAATTGGAGAGCGGAGCCGAGCTGGACTCCGCGCAGGCTGATCTCATTCGCGGGATCGTCGATCAGTTGGCGCCGAAGGAATCAAAGCCTGATAACTCTCTGATCGTTGCTAAGCAATTGCTGGCATTGATGGAGATGCAGGCCTGATGTAGCATCATCACTATAACTACGTTAACGGTGCCGTTAACGATGGATGCGGAGCCGCTTCCACTCTAAATACCTGCGGCCAGCATCTATCGAAAGGCATAACGAAATGGACGTTCTGAAGGCCCAGTACGAGGCACGGGCGAAGGATCTTGAGATTGCCAAGGCAATCGTGGATACGTGCGCCAGCGAGGATCGCGCGATGACTGTTGATGAGCGCATCTCTTTTGATCGTGCGAATGAGGAGTTTTCTCGCCGCACGAAGATGATCGATGAGATCAAGGCGATGTCGGCGCATGAATCAGAGGTTCGCGCAGCGCAGGCCGGTCATGAGGATGAGGTTCGCCCGGTTAATGCTCCTGAGGCTCGGTCGGTCAACGATGTTGAGACGATCCGCAGCCTTGCTCGCGGTGAGATCCGCTCGGCAGAGTTCGCACCTGAGCGCCGCGATATTAGCCGTAGTTCGACTGGCTCTCCGGTGCCAACGAGCTTTTTTGACAGCGTAATCATGCTCGCGCGCGCTGTCGGACCGATGCTCTCGGTCGGAACTACCCTCAATACTGCTGGTGGTGAGAACCTCCAAATTCCACGGCTCGCAACGTATTCGGTCGGCACTGTGAATGCTGAGGCTGCGACGCTCGGCGAGTCTGATCCTGCATTCTCAGCATTCATCACGCTGAACGCATTCAAGTATGGTTTCTTGACGCAGGTTTCTCGCGAGCTTCTTGAGGATTCAGGCGTGAACGTGCTTGATCTTCTCGCTATGAACTGCGGGAACAGTTTGGGTTTTGCGGTAAATCAGGCCTTGACTCTCGGGACCGACACGACGGAGCCGAATGGCATCGTCACTGCAGCAGGTTCGGGCGTTACTGGTGGCACTGGCGTATCGGGCGCATTCACGTATGCGAATCTCGTCAGCCTCTACTACTCGCTTGATCCCGCCGCTCGGGCACTCCCGGGAACCGGCTTCATGGCGAAGGGTTCGAGCATTGCTGCAATGCGTACCCTTCAGGACGGCAATGGCGGCTTCGTCTTCCAGCCGTCGATGTCGGAGAGCACGCCTGACCGGGTGCTCGGTGTTCCGCTCATCGAGAATCCGGCAATGGCTGCGGCTGCAACCAGCGCGAAGTCTGTCATCGCCGGCCACTTCCCGAGCTACTACGTTCGGACTGTCGGCGGCATTCGTCTGGATCGCTCGGATGACTTCGCCTTCAGCGCTGATCTCGTAACCTTCCGCTGCACCTTCCGCGTGGATGGGGATCTTCCGCAGACGTCGCACGTTAAGTACTTCATCGGCGGCGCTTCCTAGTAATACCCTCTCTGCCCCTAGTCGGGGCTCCGTATTTATCGCAGGGTGCGGAGCCCCGATTAGGTCAACCTGCGAAAGGATCCTGCGATGTCCAACAAACGCAAGCCGAGCAAGCCGCTTAAGAAGCGAAGTGAAGCCAGGGCGATCCTCTGGAACTCCAATAGCCCGTGGGCTAGGACCGGCTACGGCGCGCAGACAGCGCAAACGATCACGAGACTGCAGGCGGCAGGGCATCAGGTAGCCGTCTCCTCTAATTACGGGCTTGAGGGAACTACGCTGGACTGGCATGGCGTACGTCAGTATCCGCGCGGGTTCGAGATGCATTCCAACGATGTCGTGCCGGCCAATTATCATGCTTGGCGGCATGAGCATTCAGGCCTAGATCCCTTGCTGATCACTCTTTACGATGTCTACATCTTCAAGGGCCAGCAGTGGGACGACGTAGAACAAATCGCTTCATGGGTTCCCATCGATCACGCGCCGGTTCCACCGGATGTCGCAGCTTGGTGCAGGCGTCCGAACGTGACTCCTATAGCGATGAGCCGCTTTGGTGAAGCGATCCTGAATCATGCTGATATTGATTGCTTGTATGTTCCTCACGCGATAGAGAAGATTTTCAAGCCTACGGAGTCGATCAGCGCGGGCGGCAAGGATCTCACCGGGCGCGCGTTCATGGGGATTCCAGAGGATCGCTTCGTATTCGGAATGGTCAGCGCCAATAAGGGTGCGTACCCTCCGCGCAAGGCATTTCCCGAGACATTCCTAGCCTTCTCAATGTTTGCCAAGCATCATGCGGATGCAGTCCTCTACATTCACACCGAGGATCGCGGCGGCATGGGAGGAATCAACCTGCGCGAGCTTGCGACAGCGTGCAACATCCCCGATGAGCAGATCGTCTTCGTGGATCAGTACGTGTACCGCTCAGGCATCGGTAACGATCTCCTCGCTGCGATCTATACGGCTATGGATACGCTCCTGATCTGCTCGATGGGAGAGGGCTTCGGAGTTCCGCAGATCGAAGCGCAGGCCTGCGGGACTCCGGTGATCTGCACTAATGCGAGCGCATCCCCCGAGCTTCTCGGCGATGGCTGGCTAGTGGAGGGACAGCCATTCTGGGACTCTCCGCAACGCGCTTGGATGACTACGCCCGGGATACCTTCCATCATCGAAGCGATGGAGGCTGCTTACGCTCGGGGCCGGGGCAGATCCCAGATGGCACAAGAC